GGACGTAATCATTTTTATGATATTTACAAGATAGGTCAAAGTAATAGACCAGAAGCAAAGGATTGGAAGAGCTGGCACTTTACTTCATTTGATAATCCTCTCTTAGATAAAGAGGAGATTGAAGTAGCAAAGAACACCATGTCTACGTTTGCGTTTAGACAGGAGTTTATGGCTAGTTTTGAAGCACCACAGTCAGAGTTATTTAAAGAAGATTGGGTGTTGATTAAGGATAAAGAGGAAGAACCTGAAGTAGGAACGTACTACATGGGTGTAGACCTTGCAGGTTTTGAGAATGTATCCTCTCAGGCTAGTAATAAAAAGAAGTATTTAGACCAAACAGCTATTAGTATTGTCAAAGTAGGTGATGATAATAGATGGTGGGTGGATAAAATTGATGCTGGCAGGTGGGATATCAAGGAGATATGCGAGAGAATCCTGAATCATGTCCAGTTATACGACATACAGGTAATTGGAATAGAAAAAGGTGCGTTAAAAAGAGCAATCATGCCGTATCTAACGGAGATGATGCTAAAAAGAGCAATATATCCACGCATAGAAGAAGTAGCACTAGGAAATAAAAGCAAAGTAGACAAGATTATTGGAGCTTTGCAGGGTAGATTTGAACACAAACAGATAGAACTATGTGATGGTGAGTGGGTAAGAGAGTTTAGAGACGAGTTATTAAACTTTCCTACTACTGGAGTCCATGATGACATGGTGGATTCACTGAGTTTGATAGCACATATTGCTAATGCAGCAGTGTATTTTGAAGATTACAACGATGATTACGAACCCTTAGACATTATATCAGGATATTAAACATGGCTGAACAATACAACGAGAACGAATTACAATCAGTAGAAAAGTATGAAGTCACTGAGAGTGATAAGGAGTTAGTATCATTCGTAGTTGAACACTGTGACAGGTGGAGAGACTGGAGAGACACTAACTATGAAAGTAAATGGGATGAATATGAAAGGATATATTATGGTATCTGGGCTTCTGAAGATCGCACAAGGGATAGTGAGCGTAGTAAAATCATTAGTCCTGCAACTCGTCAAGCTGTTGACAATCGTGTTGCAGAAACTATGGAAGGTTTCGCAGGCTCTGGTAAACTATTTGAAGTCGTTGATGACTTAGCAGACGGAGATAGAACTGATGTTGAGTTGATGCAGACTCTTTTAATAGAAGACACGCATAACAACGCATACTTAAACAACGTTAGTTCTATTGTTAAACTAGCTGAGATCTACGGTACTGGTGTAGGTGAAATTGTTGTTAAGACAGAGATTGAAAAGATCCCTACAACACAGCCTATGCCAGGTCAACAAGGTGTTGCTGCAGTTGGTATTACTGAAAAAGAAAGAGTAGCAGTCAAAGTCAAACCTGTACATCCAAGAAACATTTTGATAGATCCTAATGCAGATGCTATTGATGATTCTCTTGGTGTAGCTGTAGAAGAATACGTAAGTCTTTATCAGATTGTACGTGGTATTGAGTCAGGTGTTTATCGAAAGGTAGATATTGAACCGCATTACGAAAGTGATGACTTAGAACCAAGTAAAGTAGAGTCAACTAGTTATCAAGACGATAAAGTTAAGATACTACGTTACTATGGTTTAGTTCCTAGAGAATACTTGGAGCAGATGGAAAATGAAGGTGAAGAGGTTGTAGACTTGTTCCCTGAAGATTCTGCTGCTGACAAAGTATCAGACTTGGTAGAAGCTATCATTATTATTGCTAACGATGTACATCTACTCAAGGCTGAAGCATCTCCATACATGATGCAAGATCGCCCTGTTATTGCTTATCGACCAGAAGTACGTCCTGGACGTTTCTACGGCGTAGGTACGGTTGAGAAGGCTTATAATATGCAAAAGGCTATTGACGCTCAGTTAAGAAGCCACATGGATTCTCTAGCGTTGACTACTGCACCTATGATGGGTATAGATGCTACTCGCTTACCACGAGGTATGAAGTTTGAAGTTAGACCGGGTAAGAACATTCTAACCAACGGTAATCCTGCTGAGATCTTACAACCATTTAAGTTTGGATCTACAGATGCTTCTAACTATGAAACAGCTAAAGGGTTTGAAGCAATGCTGCTACAAGCTACAGGCACACTAGACTCGTCAGAGTTGGTCAAGAGCGCAGCATCTACAGCTGGACAGAATAATGGAATGGGTATGTCTCTGGCTATGTCAGCGATTGTCAAGAAAAACAAATTGGCAATGGCTTCATTTCAAGATGATTTCATTATCCCAATGGTTCAGAAAGTCGCATACAGGTATATGCAGTTTGATCCAGACCGTTACCCAATGAGAGACTTTAAGTTTACTACCATGTCTTCTATTGGTGCTATAGCTAGGGAATACGAACAACAACAGCTAATAGGCTTGATGCAAACGCTCGGTCCTAACTCCCCTATTGTTCCTATCCTATTAAGAAGCATTATTGGTACATCAGGATTGATGAATAAAGAGCAGTTAATGGCACAACTAGAACAGATGTCTCAGCCTAATCCTGAAGCACAGCAGATGGAACAACAGCATCATCAACTACAGATGGCTTTGGTTCAAGCACAAGCTAATGAACTTAATGCTAGGGCTAGTGAGTCTGCTGCTGATGCACAAGAAGCACAGGCTAGAGCGCAGAAGCTATTGGTTGAAGCATCTCTTATGGATAATAAAGTTAAGGCTGATATTGTTAGAAGTCTGTCTGCTAACCTTAGTACACAAGATAAGAATGAATTTGAAAAACGTGTTAAGACTGCAGAACTTATCCTTAAAGAACGTCAAATAGATTCAAATGAGCAGATAGTTAGAGAGCAAATGATGCAAAAAAGTGCTTGACAAAACACTGATTTTGTGCTAGGCTGATGGTTCATTATAGTAACTTAATAGAGGACTCCGTATTGGATAAAGAACTCCAAGAGTATTATGAAGCAAGATTTGATATGATGTCAAGTAAAGGATGGAAAGATCTTTTAATTGATGTTGAAAAAATGATTGAAGAAAGAAACAACTTAATGGCTACTAAGAGTTTAGAAGAACTAAACCTTAGAAAAGGTCAACTAGATGTTCTTTACTGGATTAAAACACTCAAACAGTTATCCGAAGAATCCTGGGAGCAGTTGAATGAAAAGGATGTTTGAGTTTAGGTGTGGCGAGAACCACACTATAGAAAAGTATATTGATGAAGAGGTAAACGCTATAGAGTGTCCTTTTTGTCAATGTATGTCTCTGAGGCTTATCTCAGCACCACGCATAGCATTAGAAGGAGTGTCGGGAGACTTTCCAACTGCTGCAGATGCTTGGGCTAGAAAACACGAAGAGGCAACAAGAATCGCCAATAAACGCAGAGAGGGTTAGCGTCAGGTGATATTTTTTAATTCCTAAAATCACAAACGTGACAGGAGACAGTATGGCTAAATTTGAAGATCCGTTACAGGAAGAACTTGAGTTTGACAGTGTAGAAGAAGAACAGAAACCAGAAGAGCAAGTTGAAGCGCAAGCCGAAGAACCTGCTGTAGAGGAACAACCTGAACCAGAAATACCAGACAAGTATCGTAACAAGTCAATCCATGACATTGTTAAGATGCACCAAGAAGCTGAAAGACTAATTGGTAAGCAAGCTCAAGAAGTTGGCGAAGTCAGAAGACTAGCTGACGAACTTTTAAAACGGGAACTCTCTCAGAAAAAAGCTGTGGAAGACCCTAAAAAAGAAGAAGATCTATCAGATAATTATTTTGCAGACCCGATAGGTACGCTAAATAAAGCTGTAGACAATCATCCTGCTATTAAAGAAGCAAAGCAACAAGCATTTGTTTACAAGCAACAGCAGGTTGAACAAAGATTAAGGCAAGAGTTTCCTAACTTTGATGAAGTAATACAAGATCCAAAGTTCTTTGAGTGGATTAAAGTCTCACCCATAAGAACTAGGTTGTTTACAGAAGCTCATTCTCAATATGATTATGATTCTGCTGTTGAGTTAGTATCAACATGGAACATTATGAATAAAGAGAAACAAGTAACACAACCTGCTATGGTTACTGATGCAAAGAAAGAAACAGCTAAGAATCTTAAAGCTGCTACAGTAGACACTGGCTCACCTGCTCCGAGTTCTAAAAAGACTTACCGTAGATCTGATCTAATTAACTTACGTTTACGTGATCCAGATCGCTACTATGCAATGCAAGACGAGATTATGTCAGCATACGCA